GCGAGTCGAGGGACCCGCCGTCGATCAGGCGTAGTGTGGCAGTGGCTTCCCATTCCCCAAAGCCGTAGCGGTCCTGATCCATGGTGACGCGGGTAATGTCGCTGTAGTCCATGACCAGCATCTCGTACTCGTCCGCCACGGCAAGATTGGGTCGGTACGTGACGGTGCGGTTGCCGCCCTCCTGCAGCAGCTCGCGCAGCCCACCGGGGTCGCCGTCGAAGCGGATACGCGCGGTGGCTTGTTCGGCCCCGCCGTCGATCGTCTCGACCTGGAAGGTCCGGCGGTCCATCGCTTCGGCGCGGTAGCGGGTCTGGGCGCGGGCGGAATCACCTTGGCGGAACAGGAGGCGACAGGGTAGGCGGTGAACGATTTCGTTGCCGTTGCCGTCCTGGTAGACGAAGCCGGATTCCCACGTACGGCTAGCCATTGGGGTACCTCACGCCGCGGTCGCCGCCATCTCCGACGAGTAGAGAGAATCGCCGTCGCATCCGTCGCGTGGCGACATACTCCTCTTCGCTCATCACGGTGGGTTCCGGTACTGCCTCTAAGAGCGCTCGCGCCACCTCGCTGAACGCGTTGCCACTCTGCGCCTGATCGCGCGGGACTACCATTTCACCGCCGTGCACCACCGCGAGCTGCGCCTGGCCGGCGACGCCGGGAACAATACCACCCGCCGCGAAGCCGGGGACGGATGAGGTTAGCCCGAGCACACCGCCCGCGCCGGGGAAGATGGAAAGCAGGGCACGGAAGAACAGCATACGCGCGACCAGTCGGGCGAGGTCCGCCAGCATCTGCTTGACCATGTTGCCAAACGCCTGCGCCATGGATGCCGTTCCCTCGACGATGGATCCTACCATGTTCACGAAAGCGGCCTCAGCGGCGAAGATAATTTCTTTCAGCGGCTCGACGAGCTTGGACAGATCGAACCGGGGATTGGAGACGGTCGTTTCAACCGTCTCCATCAGGTTGGTGAGTTCCTGATTGGCGAGGTCCAACTCCTGCGCGGCACCTGCCGCAGCGGGTTGAAGAAGTCCGCGCAACATCTCCGCCGCGCGGGCAATCAGTTCCTGCGCACGTTGGATGCCGCGCTGCACGACGCTCAAGAACGCGCCGACATAGTCAGTGTCGAACGACGTCGTGATGGCGTCAGCGATCCGCGCACCCAATTCGTTTCCGCTCGCCTCTGCCTCATCGCCTGCCCGATCAAAGAAATTGCGGATCTTCTCGGCGGCGCCTTCACCTAACCGTCCAATCAACTCGAAGCCTGCGGCGATGGCGGAGAATACCGGTTCCGCCCATCGTTTGATGGCCCGCATGGCCGCGATGAACGGCTCTTTGATAAACTCATCAAAGATGATAACCGCGACCGCACCCATTGCCCGGAACGATGCGATCACAAAGTTGATCCACGGACGAAACGCATTGTCGAGCGTCTGAACGACCGGCACTACGGTATTCACAATGGCATTCCACGCCGCGAGCGCGGCATCGCCCATGCCGAGCCAGTTGTTTTTGATGGCAAGGACGGCGAGTGTCACGGCACCAACGGCCGCAGCCACCTTTATCAAAACCACACCACCGAGAAACGCGAACACTTTGGCGACCGACCCAAGCGCGACCAGGGCCGGACCGACCGCAGCCGCGATGCCCACCCATCCGGCAATCTGGATCCGCATTTCCGGTGAGAGCATGGCAAAGTGCTGGACCAGATTTCGCAGCACGTCCAGCGCCTGATTGGCGGCATCCGTGGCGCGGCGAATGGCAGGACGGAGTGCATCGCCAAACTCGGCAGTGACGTTGACCAGCTTATTGCGTAGTTGGGTGAAGGTCGCCGCGAGACGGTTATAGAAGCGGTCGGCCTCATTCGCGAGCGCGGTGTTCTCCTGCCACGCTTCGGTGCCGATCGCGATGCTGGAGGCGAAGAGATCCGACGCGCCGGCCGCGCGCAACAGCGTGTCCCGTACCCGCACATCGGCGAGCCCCAACGCTTCCAAGGCGCCGAACACGTTGCCACCTTGCTCGTCGATGCGTCCCAGTCCACGCACAAACGCCTCGATGGCGGCCGTGGCGTCCGTCTCGAAGCGTTCCCGGAATTGCTCGGCGGTCATCCCTGCCACCGAGGCAAAGCGGTTCAATGCCTCCCCACCGGCATTGACGGCACTGGCGATGTCCACCATGACGCGACTGATGGCCGTACCGCCCTGCTCGGAACGGATGCCGACCGACGACAAGGCACCGGCGAGACCTAACACCTGCGCTTCGGTCAACCCCACCGTCTTACCGGCACCGGCGATACGCAGTGCCATGTCGGCGATCTCGGCTTCCGTCGTGGCGAGGTTGTTGCCCAACGCGACAATGGTCGAGCCCATGCGGTCGAAGTCTGTCTGGGCCGTCCCCATGATGTTGGCCAGTCGCGCTAACGTCGTCCCGGCTTTCTCGCCCAGATTCGTCGAGACCCGCAGGGCAGCGACGACCTCGGTAAAGCCGCGGAGGTTCTGGAACGCGATGCCCAGTTGGCCCGCTTCGGCGGCGATGTTCGCCAGCTCGTCCGCGGCGACGGGGATGCGCTCGGACATGCCGACCAGTGTATTGCCCAATGCTTCCAGTTGCGCAGCCGGCGCGTCCACGGTCTTGGCGATATTGACCATGGCCGTTTCCCAGTCCGCCGTCGCCTTGGTCGCCGCGATGCCCAACCCAATCAGCGGCAAGGTGACCCGTGTCGTCAGGGCGCGGCCCGCCTGGTCGAGCTTGGCCCCGAGCTGCTCCATGCGCCGCTGGGCACGACTGAAGGCGGCCTCGAGGCCGGCGGTGTCTCCGCCAAGATTGATGGTGGCGGTATCGAGGACCGTCATGATCGCGCCTTATTTACGCCACGCGCCCAGTGGGACAACACCGCACGCATCTGCTCGGGACCCACGATCCGTGGGGGGAGATTCACGAAGTCGCGTGCCTCCCAGTGTTTGCGGGAACGTCGGAACGGATTGTTGTTGCGGAGTTCGGCCATGATCGCTCCGGTGCGTAGCGATGCCGCAAGGGTGCGCTGACGCTCCATCTCGGCCTTCGCTGTCAGCAGCGCATGGATTTCGTGCGCCGTACAGCGCCAGAACAGATCGTCGGGAATGTTGGCGGCGAGCGCCCGCGCCCACAGGTCTACCCAGACGGAATCGTAGTCTCGGGCGCCGTCTCTTTTTTTTCCTGCACCTCCCCGGTGCCGTTAGTGCCGCGATTGCCGAAGGCCCGTTCGAGCGCCACCTGTACCTCGGGCAAGTTTTCGCCATCGACCATTTCGGCCACCGCGTCCTCGGTGAGATCCGGATCCTCGTGTCTGAGCCCCAGCCACAACAGGTGCGCCATATCCTTCACGCCCGTCAGCGTGATTTCTTTGTTCTCACGCTTGGTTTCAATCTCCCGCATCGTCTTGAGCGTGTAGCGCAGACGGCGTTCCTTGTCGAGGGTAATCGGGATACCGCGCGTGGGTGCCGTCATTACGCCACCGTCTCCGTCACGTCACCGGTCACCCGGAAGGTCGACGAGAATGCCGCAGCTTCCTCGTCTACCAGTGCCAACGCCCCGCCTAGGGCCGACACATAGCAGTCAAACACGATGGTGTAGACCAGTGAGTCGGTCGTGGCCTTGGCGGGTGCGGTGATGACCATTTCGGCGACCGTCTCGTTCTCTCGTGCTGTGCGCAACGACGCCTGTCCTGTAGCTCCGGGGACGCGCCGCATCTCGATCGTCACGGACCCCTGATCGCGAATGCCGGGCAAGAACTCGGCCGCGCCACCGGAATCCCCGTCGGTCGTGGTGACCTCACCCGTCGTTTCGTCGGGCAGTTCAATTGAGACGATGCCTTCGAGCTGCACGGAATCGAAGGTGACCGTGGTGCCGTGTGCCCAAAACTTTTGCCCGGCCATATTAGACTCCTCTGGTTAATCGCAAGGCCACCGTAAATAGCGGCCGGTTCGTCTGCTCTTCAAAGCCGGCAAAGACCGGTTCGGCAGTTAACGCCACCACGCCGATGTACTCCGTGGACCCAATCACTTCGCCCGTTAGACCGTGGAACGCGGTCAGAATCAGGTCCGCTTGTGCCTGGGCGCTGACCGCATCCCACGGCGCCCCGCGGATCGTGACCAGCACACCCAGTGTGACCAGCGCCGCCGTATCGTCGATCCTGCCGATCTCCGGCGGCGGTCCGCCATCCTCGCTGATGACCACCAACTGATCGGTCGCGTCGTGCATGCGCCGCTCGACCGCAGGCCAATCCCCGCCGACCAGGCTTTCCGCTTCGAGGTACGCGCGCACATCGGCCACGGCACCCATTCATTGCGCCACCCGGCGCGTGGTTGCTTGCGCCTGTTCGCGAAGGGCCTGCATGGCGGCACTACCGTTCGGTGTCCAGCGTTCCACGCCACGCACGAGATAGCGGGCCTCGCCCACCGTGTGGTGAAAGTGCAAGACCTCGTGTTGGATGATGGCATAGGGCGCTGCCGTCCCACCAAAGCTCAGCCGCACCACGCCATTTGCAGGTCCGGTCACGCGACCCGTTGACCGTAGTGCACCGGTATCGACCGGTACCCCTCTTCCGGGCCGACTGGCCTTCACGTCGGTCATGATCTCTTCGCCGATGACGCGTAGACCGGCGCCTTGACGCAGCGTTTGTCCCTGCGCCTTCGCCAGGCGTTCGATCGTCCGCGCCGCATCCCGGAAACTCTGTTGCGTGGACTTGGCCATCATCCCACTCCTTCACGTCGACACCGCAGCCGAGTATGGTCGGGAGCGGTCCGCGCTTCCCGGAGTCCGCGCGGCACCGTCTTTTCCTCGACGATAAATTGCCGCCCGTCCGTCAGGACCACGCGGTCCTGCTCATCAGGAACCACCGTCGCCGTGCCCACTATATAGAGCGTCAGCGAGACGCGCACCGCGGAGCCGTCCGCACGCGTGATGTACTTGGTCTCTTCGACCACGTTGGCCTCGAACGACACCGCACTGGCGTACGACGTTTGTCCCTGTCCGTCGATGCCGGCGAACGCCTGAAGTTGAACCGTCTCTCGGTCCAGGGCACGGGTCGTCCTGAGTACCTGTGTCACGCGTAGCCATCCGCGACCGAGAACATGGCGCGGCCCTTGCCCATAAATTGCTGACGGACAATGCCACACGGATCGAAGGCCGCGGCGGTTTCCAGATATTGACTGTGGTCCTTCGCGCCCACGTAGGTCTCGGAGATGTCCCCGCGACGCGCCTGGGCCAATTGTCGATCGCGCGACGTGCACAGGTGCGCGGCCAGGTGTAGCTCGATCTTTTCGAGCCCTTGTTCGGAGAGCCCCGCGCACGTACCCGAAAGGTTGAGGTCGATCCACGCGGACGCGCTGTCGATGAACGCGGCAATGGCATCGGCGTCAAGCGTGGTCTCGAGGATTTCCTGCACGTCGACCACATCAACCCTCGCCATCGTCATCCTCCGGCTCAGGGCGCATGGTCACGGTCCGCTCAGGCATGGGAAGTGGGGCGACGAGTCGTAACTTGGCACGTCGCATAGCCAGGTCGCGGGGACTCGGATCAAACTCCTGTCCGGGGTCGATCCGCTGGCCGTTCTCAGCGGTGAAGCGGGCGCCCTCGTTGCGATAGCGTCCCGGCATCACACATCCCCGCCCGCCTTCGCCTGGACGAGTCGATCCACCTGGGCCTTGGTGATTCGCCCATCGTTGCCCTCGCCCTGGATGTCCGCGAAGTCCTGTTCGTCCAACTGCGCAGCCAAGGCAGCTTGGAGAGCCGGCTCGGTCATGGCGATGGCTCGTAGTCCGATGTCGGCGCCTGAGAAGGTCTTGCCCTGCCGCTTGACATCACGATACTCGGCACCCGTCAACTCGCGGGCCTTGCCGAGCAACCCTCCCTTGCCGCGCGCGGTTTGCTCGATCTGCCGCACGGTCGGATGGAAGCGATTGCCGGGGCCGAGTTTGACTCCACCGGGCAAATACTTGTAGCCGTCGGTGACCTCCCAGACTTCATCGGACTGCTTTTCCTGCGTCTCGTACGCGACGACACCGACGTCCCGGTTGTGCTCCATCGCGCGGAAGTGATGGGCCTCGGCGTCGGCGAGGGTCGTGATCTTCTCGGCAGTGGCCGTCATAACACTCCTAGGTGAGTTGCGCGATCCCGGATGCGGTGGTGAGCGCCGGCAGCGTGCCAGCGGACAGGGGCTCGCGCGCAAACGCCGTCTTGAGCGCGAAGCCCATGACCGCGAGAATGGCCCAGTTCATGGCCAGCCCGCCGTACATGTCCCAGGTGATGGTGGTGATGTCCTGCCCGATGGGCGCCTGCACGACTGAGCGCGTCATCTGCACGAGCAAGACCTCGCTATCGGGCAAAGACGGCAAGACGCGAATGTCCGTCACCCCGTCGATGGACAGGAGCCGTTCGCGCAAGGTGCGGTCAGATTCGGCCTTGAAGTCCTCGTCGATCACACCGTCATAGTTCGACGGGATGTAGAGCACGTACGGACCGGTGAAGCCGTTGTCGCGCAGCGCCGTACGCATGGCCAACACGTCGGTCACCGCATCGGTGCCGGTGAAGCTAGCGTTCGCCCACTCCACGTTGCTGAACGACACTTGCTCACGCGCCGAGAAGTTGGTGTAGCCCGGCATCCCGTTGGTGCCCAGTACCACACTGGACCCGTTGACGAGCGAATCCTCCAGCTTTTCGGCCACCGCACGGGTGTGCTCTTCGACGTTGGTCAGCGAGACGGGCTCGCCCAATGTCTGTCCGGCCGCAGAGTGTCGGGCGTCCAGCTCGAACTGGCTGGCCGTGACCGGCACCGGAATGGCCGTGCGGGCGAACGTCACCAGATCCTTGTCGCCCAGGTTCAGGATCGACATGGACTGGGTCGCTTCGCCGACCGGGCTCACTCGATCGAACTCGTACGTGGTCACGCCGATGTTGCGTAGGTCGGCCGTAAGGCCGGCCCCGCGCAGGTCCGCCACGGCACGCAAGTCCCGCCGCGCCACGCGCGTCAGTGCTTCCTCGATCTGCCGCGTCTCGTCCTCACGCAGTGTGTTGTTCTCGACCATGGCACGGTACATGACGCGACGATCGACCGCGCCGTTGCGGATGAACTCCCGCGGGATGCGGTTGACGATCCCGCCCAATTGATGCTGTAGCATTCGTCAGCTCCTTATGGTCAGGCGGTCACGTTGCCAAGAGGGTAGACGTAGATTTCGACGCGGCCGTTACTGCCGCTGAGGTCCGACGCAGCCGCCGCCACGCCGACCACCCAGTCGAGTGAATCCGCCAGTCGCACACCCCCGTCACCGGCCGACGCGACATAGTCGCCTTCGGCAATGGTGTCGGCGGTCAGGGCGTTGACCTTGGCGCCGAGGTGGGGGAAGAGTAGCGGACACTCGCCATCGATCGGAATGTCTGTATCGATCCCGGCGCCCTGGTTTTCGTGCGACTCGCGCACAAAGATGGGCGCGGCCATGCCGCCGTCTACTGAGTGGGGAATGACCGTCCCCGCCGCGGCCAAGCTCGCCAACATGCCGGGGGTCATGGCGTAGAGGTCCGCCAGGCGGGTTTCTTCGAGCGCGGTCCCGCGCAACAGAATGGTGTTTCGGGCCATGGGGTCAGCCCTCCTTCCGGTCGAGCACCGAGGTCCCGTTCGCGCCGCTCATGATGCTGGACACAAACGAGAAGTCTCCACCCTGATTGCCGACGGACGGCCCACCAACGCCGGAGTAGTCGGCATTGCGGTTGGGGAAGGCGGTCTGGTGGACCTTGCGCAGCTGCACGATATCCATGCCTTGCAGTTCGTTGTCGGACCACGCCAGGTCGCGGCGGTAGGTCAGGTCGTCCAGCAGCCGCGCACGCTCTTCCTCTTCGGACTTCATGATTCGCTCATAGCGGGCCTTGAGGAACTCGTTCTCCTCGCGGTGCTTGTGCGACTGGCGGAGAATGGCGGTATCGCCTTGCGGCTCGGGCGGCGTGTCGGTGCCCGCGTTGTGGAGCGCCTTCAGCTGCACATCGCTCAACTTGCTCAGGGCCTCAGTGTCCAGCGGCCCCTTCTTCGCGAGCGCGGCGATCAGTTCACTGCGGTTCATGGTCTCCTCCGTCGGAGGGTTGGGGTCCGCAGCATTCGCTACGGGCTCAAACGTGGTAACGCGGCGGACCTCGGTGGGCTCCTCGCCCAACGTGACGGTGCCGCCATCGTCGATAGCAAAGGTGGTACGGAACAGGCCGGACGCTTCCCCGTTACGCGACTCGACCTCAAACACGACAACGCCGTCCTCACTGAACACCGAATCGACCCAGAGGTACCGGTCATCGGCGCCGAAGCGCTCGACCAACGCGCTGTGCAACAACTTCCGCTTGTCCTCGTCCGATTCGTTGTCGGCCTGGCGAAACCCGATCGCGCTGGCAAACGCGGCAACCCACTGCCGCCACTTGGGCTGGGCACGCACGGTCTCGACCTTGGGCGGCTCCGGCGTCCCGCAGTTGCAGGCGCCTTCGTTCTGTGCGAGTCCGCATCCGTCCTCGACGGAACAGGCCCCGATGGTTTCGGCGAACACGGCGAGATGATCGAAGCCCGCGGGGTGGATGATGCGGTCGTAGGCTTGACCGTTGAACACGCCGGCCACCTCTTCGACGGCCACAGGAAAGCCAGTCGATACCTCGACCTTTTCGCCCTTCTCCAACTTGCCCAGAATGACCTTGAGGTCCGCCACATGATCGGCACGCTTCGGATTCAGATACACATCGGCTTTGAGCGCCCCGTCTTGGGCTCGGACGTTGAACAGCATGCCGACGCCCATCTCGTTCAGGACGGCGGGCGAGTTGGCGGAGCTGCTCGGATGGTCGATCACCGCGGGCCGGCCGTTGGCGGTCTCAGCCCACTCAGGCGTGATGTCCTCGGCTTGCAGGAGGGTGCGGCCGAGATTGTTGGACAGAACCTTGGCTTTGACGAGCACGGCCGAGACGGCCTTGTACGGCTCGCCCATGAGTTCGACGTCACGGAGCGGGCCGTTCAGGTTCGTGGCGACTTGGATGCGTTCGGCCATGGACCGCCTGCAAAACAAAAAAGGCCCCGGTACCCGATCCGTAGATCAGATACCGGGGCCGAATGTGTCCCCGTGTGGGGGAAGCTCGGTGTGCCGGCTGCTTAGTTAGCTATGGTACAACATGTTAGGAGGGTTCGCAAGTTTCACTCGGCCACACTAAGGCCACCGTCCTTTGTGAATAGGTCTGCCGCGAGCTTCGCACTCCTGACGGCTTCCTCTGTGGGTGACAATCCTATACCCAGGGCATGTCGTGACGCGTGTACTGTGGCTCGCCGGCACAACTCCGATACAGAGAGACCTAAACGGTTGGCGGCACCCTTTACGACATTGTACTCCTCGCCCGTGAAGAGAAGGTGGAATCGCCGCTCTCGTTTCATCCCGTACCGCCTTTCTGTATCCAATCTTCCAGCACATCAGGATCCACCCGGACAATCCGCCCGAGACGGACGACTGGCAGCTTGTTCTCCCGAGCCAGTTGGTAGGCGCGTTGGACGCCGACCCCAAGCCGTTGGGCTACCTGTCGCATGTTGAGAAGACGCTTCGGAGGGGTCGGGTCCACCATCGTACCACCATGGGATGGAATATACAGACGAATACTGGCCCAGTCTAGTACAGACTAACGCACCGGACGCAAACGTACAAGACGACGCGAAAGGTTAGCGCCTGCCGTTCCTCCGGGCCATCTCAGACCCCTGCTTGACGGTCTCGGTGGACATCCACTTGACTCCGCCTTCGCGGACTTCGAGCGTGACCCTTCCTGACCAGCGCTCAGCCAACAGCTCCACCAGTTCAGCGAGCGCACCCTCGGCGGTGTCGGACAACGGATGGCTGGTGGACAGGCCCACTACAGCACTCCCACGAGACCCGGGAACGTTAATCCCTCGGAACAGCGGCAGTTCGTCTCGATCGGTGGCCCTTCGAACGGTCCAAGTGGCGTCTGGAACATGCCGTCGAGCGGGATGCCACCCGGATTCATGCCGGGCACGGCGGCGTGCGTTTCTCGGAGCCGGTCGTCGGGCGTCACGATGAAGTTCCGCCGTGCCGTTGACGGCAACACGCCCTCATCGACCGCTTGCCGCCAGCCTTCCCGCATGCCGGCGTTCGAGGCCGCGAGCGATTCCGTGCGGGCAATGTTCAGCGCACGTCGGTTGGTCAGACTAAACGCATACCGTTCCTGCATGCGGGCGATGAACGCCTCGTCGATCGTACCCTCACGCAGCCGTTTGCGGATCTGCGCCTTGTCCGTGGCGGAGAGGCGCCTCGATGCCGTAAACTGGCCGGCCCGCAGTTCGTTGGCGAGATTCGCCGGGGCGTTGGCCCAGTTCGGCGGCAGACCCACCACATGACGGATCGCCACCGCCTGTTGCTGCACCGTCAGCCCTTCGAGTGCGCCCGTGGCCGTGATGATGCGGATGGCTTCGCGCACGTCCTCGCCGATCTGGACCACCAGGGCCGCGGCACGATGCCGTGCCCACATGACCGTACGCGGATCCACGGCGTTGAAATCGAAGGCAATGCCGGTGACGCCCGAAAGTACCTCGGCACTCGCCGCCCCTGAAGCCGCCGCAACTCGTCGCAGCAGCTCGGTCAGCGAATCGCCGCCCTGAAAGAGGGCGGGGAGGCGCGTGGTCCCCACTGCGGCGGTGATGGCGTTCAGGTCGCCCGACGCCAAAGCCGACCGCAGCGCCACGTCATCGATGCCAGCCTGTAGACGGGTCACTGCAGCGAGGAACTTGGCGGCCACCTGCGGCCCGAATCGATCGGCGATCCGGTGGGCAATGGCGAACATGCGCGAGACAGGCGCGTTGCGGACGATCATCGCATCACGTTTGGACGCGCCCGCACAGAGGACAGGGCGCATCGTCCTCCTGACTCCCGTACATGGCCGCGATCACCGCCGCGGCGCGGGCTTCCTGTCGGGCAAGCGACTCGATCACGCCGTCTTGCATCAGCGCCTCGGCCAAGGCGACATACGCAGTACTGAATGCTTTCGCGTTGGCGGCGAGTTGCGCGAGGGCTTCCTTGGTCATGTGTCCTCTGCTTCCTCCTCGGAATCGTCGTCCGTCGGTTCGGGTGGTTCGTCCATAGGCTCCGGCGCCTCACCCCGTGCAGGCGCCCCCATGGCTTGCCGTTCCTCCCAGATTTCCGCACTGGGCCGCAGCCAGACGTTGCGATCGTCGTCGATCTCGACCAACTCCAACGGGTCACCGCCCACCGGTGTCAACGCCTTGGCCGTGTCTGCGGCCGCCTTGTTCCGTTCTGCCACTTCCTGTTCGGTGGGCTCATGGGGGTTAGCCCACTGGACTTCATAGCCCTCGCGCCCCGGAGGACGCACCGCGCCGAACTCGATGAGGCGGTCGATCAGGGCTCGTACGATATTCGGCCCCGCGTGTTGGGTCTGGCGGTCCTGGACGGTGCCGAGATAGTTGCGCTCGTCCTGCGACGACGCCAGCTCACCCCGCTCGGAGCCGTACAGGATGCGCTTGGGGATCCCCGCGCCAGCGCCAAGCTTGGTCCCGATCAGTTCTGCCAGTCCCGTGGGGTCCGGCGTATCGCCACCGACCCAATCCAGATTCCCGCCCTTGAGGCTGATCTGCCGGCGAAGGTCATGCATGATCTCGGCTAGCTGTGCGCTCAACGCGTCAATGTCGCCCTGTTGGAGCTGGGCCTGTGCGTCGATACTGGCCACGAGAATCTTGTCCGCCAGCTGCCAAAACGCCTCCGCGGACGCCGCCTCGACCTTGGTGTCGTTGAACACCGTATTGAGCACCCGAAGCAGGATGGGCCGTCCGTACACGTCATCTTCGAGTAAGTCCTCGGCGATATGGATGGTCCGAGACCAGTGGACGATTTGCGTGCCCTGGTCGCCCGTCTCGCTCACGAACTCCTTGTTCTTCCGGGACATGTCGATCCGGTACGTCTCCGGCAAGCCGTAGCGGGGGTCGCCGGGATCGGTCACCCATCGGTCAATGCGGGCAAACCGCTCACTGTACGGCATCACGTAGACAATGTCCTCCGGGTTCCCGAGCCGCCCCACGGACATCTTGAGATCCTGTCGCGTAGCCCCGCGGGTCCCGATCAGCAGCACGCTATACCGACCCAACCGGGCCAGCCGATCGGCGCGGTGGCACCGGTTCCACAGCTTCAACCGTTTCGCCATCTCGTCGATCGTGGTTGCGAACTCACTGTCTTCCTTCTGCGGTTCGACGATCTCCGGGTCATGACGCCATGTCGTTTCGGGCGGTAGGTCGATGATCCGTGCGGCGATGGGGTGACGTTCATAATAAGCCCAGTAATCCTCGATGCCCGGATCCGTGAGGTAGCCGGCGACCTTGGCAACATCACGATTCTCGAGGTATTGGAGGCCGAAGCGCTCGGCGAACTGGGTGCGCTCCAGCGTCAGGGCCGGAACGTCACTGTTCGCCGCAAAACGGCCATTCTTGGTACGGTTCGTGTTACCCATCCGTCTCTCCCAACCATTCGGGGGTTGGCGCGCCCAGCAGCTCTCGGGTGGCGCCGCTCATGGACTTGACCAGTCCGTCCAGTTTCGCCGCGTGCTGGACCCACTTGCGCCAATGCGTCTGGGCCGTACTCCACGGCTTTCCTTTCATTTTGTGCACCGTCGACTCGGCGAAGTGCGGGGTCCTGGTCATGGGAATGCCGCACAGCACAATCTTGGTGCCGCCGAGATGTTGAGCAACCGAGACGCCCAACAGCCCGGACGATCCACCCGCGTAGCCGTGACTGATGACGTGGTCGATCGCCCTTGGCTCCTTGGCCCGTCGGCCCCGGGGTCGGGCGTAGGTGGCCGCTTCACCGGGGTAGCCCTTGCGCTGACGTTCGGCCCGCCACGCGTGCATTTTCTCCGTGTGCAGGGTCGCCCACGCATCCAGGCGCCGCCGCCAATGGCAGCCGATGTCGTTGCAGGCCACGCTCAGGTCCCACCAATCAAGCCCGAACAACACTTCGGACGCTGCCACGTCGGCCCAGACGCTATCCGCCCCGCCTACCACCACGACCTTCATGTCACTCCAAGATACGCGCACGCGAGACGGTACCGATCAGCTCGCGCGTCGATACCAACGAACCGGTAGCCGAGTTCTCGCGCCACCTTTCCGACAGTGCCGCGGCCCATGAACCCGTCCCATATAAGCCCATTGGACGGGAGACAGTCCACGTACAGGAGAAGGAGCCGACGAACCAACTCGTCTGGGAAACACCCACCGCCGGCGTAGAACGACACCGGAGCCAGATCGTCAAGTGTCACGGCACGTACCGGCAGCCGGGTCACGTAGACGCGATTGCCGGCGTAGCGGCCTATCTCGGACAGGACCCCATGCACCCATGTCTCGGCACGCGACCGCTTACGATCATGACCCGACGTGTGCAGGTTGATAATGGCCGGGACCGATCGGAGCATCGACGGCAACGGGCCGTACGGGTGGGTGAACACCATGTCAGCGGATGCCGTGTACGCTTGCGCACGACCGTGGATTAGGCGCATATCGTGACCGTTGACGTTCTGAGGTGGTCTCGTAGGCGCACCGACGCGACGAGCTCGAGGAACCGGTCGCTGTAGGAGTTGTCCGCCCACCGCAATGCCCATGCACCATGACCGTCGACCGTCACCGGATAGAACCGCACGCCCGTGGGCACCACACGCTCCAGCCCACGGTGACGGTTGATGGCTTCGAGGATCGTGCCCTCTATGTATTGGGCCGTGTTCCATGCAAAGGGGCGATCGAGGTTGACGTTGAGCGTCCCGGGGTATGGTCGCACCCCAAGGATCGCCTCGATCTCGTCCATGCGACGGCCCTTCGCCCATTGGAACGCGACGGACGCCATGCCCGCACCGCCACGCACCGTGCCCGTCCACTCAGCACGCATGATACGTCTCGCGCCACAAGTCGAATCCCACGTCATCGTGGTAATGTCGAATCAAATTGCGATACTTCGCGTCCGTGTGCCCCCGATAGGTAGTCTCGTAGTGATAGGCCCCGAGCACCCGAGTCTTGTCCTCCCGATTGACATGTACCACCGTGATGCCATCGGCCATGCCGTACCCGCTCACCAGCATGCGCCCCGCGCAACGCGCCCGGACGTACTGGTGAATCACCCGGTGGTGACGGTGCCCATATTCGCCGACCTCGTTGTGCGTCACGACCACATCGAACGCCGCCATGTCGATGAGGTCCAAGCCACGTACCTCCGCACAACGGGCGGACGTTTCAGTGAACGGCAACAATCGTCCGGTCGCCCCCATGCGTTGACAGGCATCAAAGAACATCCAGGCACGCTGCGGGTCTCTACGGGGAATGGTGCAGCAGATCACGGTCCATCGTAGATCGGGACGGGACAGCACCAGGCCGCTGAACCACAACGCCTCGTCATCTGGATGCGCCACCACGAGGCACGCGGACCTCATCAGGTGAACTCCATCACGGTCAGGTTGACGCCACCGTAGCGGTGGTACGGCCAGGCCTGGGCCGATCGAAGCGTCATGCCCGCATCGGTAAAGGCTGTGACGTACTCTGTAGATTCCCGATTGTAGACCGGGGGGTTGCCACGCCGCCGCCATCGGCGGCCCATGACCTCGCTCACGATCACGTGCGGGGCGGACGCCACGAGGCGGTCCACCACGTACGGTAGATCCTCGTCCGAGACGTGCAGTAATACGGTGTGCGCGAAGGTCGTGGTTACTGTGGGAAGGATGGCGTCCGGCATCATGGTATAGAACCTGTGGGTCGCCACCGTCATCTGCGCCACACGGACTGCATGAGAGGACACATCGACGCCGCGGTATCGAGCAGCATCGAACGCTGGCGCCAGCCGACCATCCCCGCAACCGAACTCCAGCACCGACCCCGGCCCGACCAACGCAGCAAGGCGGGTAGGGAAGTCCTCACCTTCCGGCGACCGGTCGTTGCGGGGCGTGAGGTACTTCAAGCTCTGCGGCTCCATCCAAAACGCTACGCTCATTGTTACGCCAACTCCGGTAGCCAGTAGTCCACGACCCCCTCCAAGTGTACCGCATGTCCCTGCTCGCGATTGGCTGGATCGAGATGCTTACGGCCGCGCCCGGCGGGGCAGTTCTTGCAATACGCGAGTATCCATCCCTCATCGGTATCGAACTCGAATACGCCGCGCACTTCAACGCCATCTAACGTGACGATGCCACCCGTCTCGTCCTGGGGCGCCAGCGCTGGCCTGTTGTCGTGTACGTTCCACTTCATGCGGCTTTCCACCTTTCATGCGCCCACCCGGCGCGTGGATCGGAGAATCGCGGTCGCCCGTGTCCGCAAATAAGCACGGCGCCGCGTGGCGGGCCGTTCCGGGCATGGAGTTTGTAGGAGTAGATGCCGGAATAGCGATCTTGCAGGTAGTCATGGTGCACGTGGGCACGGATGTAGTCTGCGTCCCCGCGGTACCTCCGCATGTACCTGTTCGGATCGGCAGCAAAGGTCTCGTAGAGTCTGTCCGTATGCGGGCCAGGCGTCCATGCCATCACGCCGGATTGACCGACCTTCTTGCCGCGGCGTGATTCGAGGAACCCGGCAAGCATGGCGAAATCACCGTCATAGCGCAGCAGTGAGTCGAGGTCACCCAGTACCAGTGTATCGAGGTCTAAGTAGAGGAAGCAGTCACTCAGAAGCCGCAATTCAGGGCGGAACAGTTCGATCTTTGCCCACCACCTGGGCCATGGATGCTCCAACGGAACGCAATGCACCCCGTCCACGATCACATCGGACAGACAGACCATGTCGCGGATACCGCGTGAGAGCGCACGCACCCATGCCGGTGAGAAGTCGCCACCCGATCGGAGCACGCACGCCACCATGGTCATCGACCGATCAGGAACTGACGCATATTGTGCACGCCGGCATGACGGTGGAGGGCCTGAACGAACACGTCGTTCACATCGAGTCCGTCCCCGCTTGTCAGCAATTGCTCAGCGGTGACCCGCAGCAGACCCTGCCGTTCGCCGAACATAAGCCGGTCGTAGATGGGACGGTGGACGAACACGCGACGATTGCTGGCCACGGACTGCACGGCCGCAGACCGCGCAAACTTGTCGCCCTTCACAGGTACCTCGTGCGCATAGATTTGTTCGGCGCGGAGCACTTGGACCGTGCTTTTTCCGGTGGCCTTTTGTTCCACGTAGTGCGGCCCCGCCTGTGACCGCATCCATCCCACCAACTCGGGAAACTCCAGCCATTCCCAGTCGACATCGTGGATGTAGATGGGGAACTGGCCGGGTTCGCCTGGGCCTCGGTACGATTCGAGGAACGCGCTCGCCGAGTTTGCTTCTTCCTTAGTATAGGCAGTGTCCCAATCCTTTCCGCCGTTGAACGCGTTGTCGGGGAGGTCGTCGTAGGGCTGGAACCACACCTTTTTCCAGAAGTCGCCCGCAGGGCGCATGGGGCGACCCTGCCGCTGCGAGGACGTGACGTACGGCCCTGCCGCCCGCTGCATGGACTCCACCGCCTCGCGGCTAAACCGTGTCGGGGCGAGAATGTCACCGAGATGCCGATCGTCGGGTTCGAATGTGCAGGTGGGCGGTAATCCCATCGGGCCATCCCACCGTCCCAAGGGCTCGTCCGATTTGATCTCGTCGCAGAGGACCACATGCCAGTACTCAGGAGCATGCTCGGTGTGCTCGCCCACCTCACGGCGGAACAGGAAATCGATCGGATCCTCAACGCCCAGCCGCTGCATCACCACGATGACGCGAGCGTTGCGCTCCTGTCGGGATAAGAACTTGGCCGGCCACCACTCGCGGAATCGCTTCTGGTACGTGGGCGAGTGTGCCTTTTCCGGGTCGGTTGGATCGTCCACAATGCCGAGATGATACCCGAAGCCCAACAGCGGCCCACCCACACCAGCCGCCCACATCTCGCCTTTCGGGATGGTGCGCCAGTGTTTTTTCGCACTGGTCCCCATGGACAACTTGCCGCCATCCGCTTCGTAGTAGTGCTTGGCCTCCTCGGACGTCGACCATGCCAGATCAGCTCCGTACGAGGTCAGTCCAACCCGCTGTGAGGGATGGCGCGTCAGATAGTATGCAGGGAGGAGGCGGCCGAAAATCTCGGTCTTGAGGTAGCGAGGGGCCATGATGACCATGACCCGTCGCAGCTCGCCCGTGGCAATGCGTTCCCCCACCGACACGAGACGGGGAATGTGCTCGAAGTCAAACGCAGTGGGATTGTGCTGGCGCACAAAAGACTCAAACGTGCGCCGCTCACGCCGACGCAGTTCGCGGACGACCTTGCGCAGCTGTTCAGTGTCGACCGTTACCACCGTTACGTCCGCTTGTAATGACCTGCCGCCGAGCCGCCAAGCGTTCCGCCTCTACCCGCAACTCCGCGTCCGTCATCTCCGCGGTCACGTCGTGACGGAACGTGTCGATCTCATGGCGCTCAATGAACAGTTGGTGCCGGCGCCCCATGGTGATCGTCGCGTCCTTCGCATCGTGGAGTTCGATCCGCGTCCGACGCTCTACCACATCAGGCTCGTCATCACCGCCAGGGATACGACGTTCAGTCTGGTCGATCTTTTTGATAAGATGAATGTTGGCCTTTGCCTCGTCTGTGCTGAGGTCCACCCGAACCGATCCATCCTCATCGACCACGAGGAACGGGGAAAAGTCGCCGCGGCCCCAGTCGGTCAACCGTTTGGTAACTTCCTCGGCCGACATGGACAGTTCATCCAACCGCTGCTTGATGGCTGTGGAAATCTCAGCATTTTTCAACAGTCGATGGCCGGCCTGGCCAGCCGTATGTTCCGAGTACCCCGACCGAACAGCGGCCTTAGTCGCGTTGAAGTCAACCGGGTACTCTTGCAC